GAATAGTCATCAATATTATTAAAATTACTTCCATAAATTTCTTGCCCAAATGATCTTAATACATCATCTATCAAAGATAAATCAGCTCCTTTATCTAATTGGTTAGTAGAATTTAATTTATTAGTTACTGATTTAGTGTATAACCATAATTCGTCAAAAAACTGTCCCACCATATTAGAGAATAATATGTAATTACTATTCTCAGGATTAGATCTTATATATTCAGGTATTACATATAATAGATTATTTTGATTATTCTCATCAAATAAGGAGGCAGATAATAAAGCTCCACCATAATAGATATCATCTTCATCTATACTACCTAACCAAGTTTTTACCTCAGTAGTGGTAGAGGACTGTAATGTGTAGGGATAAGTAGAAGTAGATTTAGGATATGACTGAGACCCACTTTCAAAATAAAGAAAGTATTCAAAACCATCAAAAGTAGTAATTAACTCCTTTATATTTTTTTCTAAAGTTAATTTACTGGAAGATACTTCCGTAGCATTAGTACTAGTAATAGTATTGATAGTATCTATCTCAGATTGAAAAGATTCTATTTTTTGTACTTTACTAAAAAAGTTTCTTAAACGTTGTTCAGCAGAAGAAAAATGAATAAAGTCATCATATACACTAACTGAATAACTAGGGTTTAATTGTATTCCACTTTGGCTAGTAAAATATTCTAACTGATCCACTGCACTTGATACTGTAGTACTAGTTAAATTAGTTTTAGATTTAAAGTCTGTAGAATTATTAACTAAATCCTTAATCTTGAGGTTAGTATTAGGACCTTTGATAAAATTCTTGGGGATACTGGGTATATCCCGTGGGGGATAAGTAATCTTAAATGCCTTAGTTTCTGCTACCTTAGTTACTATTGATATAGTATCTTTAGTATCTATATTAGATGGTAAGGGTTGATATAATTTTATTAAAAGAGTAGAAGGGTCAGTTTCATTATCTAGTAATATATTTACACCTATATAATAATTATTTTCATCACCTTTTATATAGAATTCATCAAAGAAATTTTCAGAATCTATTTTAGTTTTAAAAGAAGTAAAAGCATTTTGTACTTCCTCGGTTGTTAATATATTACTTTGTAACCTTATTTCAGTTCTATCTGGAGATATTTCAGAAATAAAATAGGGGAATTTAAAGGCAACAGAGGATGATAATTCATATTGTATAAAATTATATACACCAAAATATGTTCCTACATTATTGGATACAGTTGCATTTACATCATTAGCGGGATCTAAAAGTATTTCGGAATAATTATCCGGAGTTAAAAGATCTTCGGATATGGAATAATTTAAAAAATTACCTGATGATCCTATTATTTGTTTATTTTCATTATATAAAAAATATTCTATGGTATTAGAATCAGGATCAAATTCTGTTGTTTCATTAACAGCAGGAATAATTCTATTATCTGATAAAGAAAAACCTGTACTAACTATTTCCCTAGGAGAAATTTCTAGGGTTGTTACCATATTAATATTAGCATTAGCTTTATAAAACAATACTTCATCACCATCATTATGTCTAACACCAACCATAGGAGTTCCATCAGGCATAATATGATAAAATCCCACATAGTCTCTACCATCTTTATAGGTAAATAATCCTCCTTCTGTATATAATGAAGCCATATCCTATTTAATAATTACTTCCTCCCCCTCCTGAAGTACCTCCTACACTTATATTAGTAGTACTAACACCTGCTAAAGAAGCACCAGTAGTGACTACTTGTCTTTCTGTAGATATTACTCCAGTGGAAAATTGTTCTATTAATTCTAAATTTTGTTGTCTAATGTCCAAATTTTCTTGTCTTAACTCTGCTATTTCCTGTAGTAAGGAATTTAAAGTATCATTTTGTGCTACAAAATTAATATACTCAGTAGATTCATTAATTAAAAATTCATGAGAATTTACTTCCCCATTTTTTGGGATTTCTAAAAATAGATTTCCATATATGGTAAAAAAATCTTCTACGGTAGCCAAATTAACATCAAAAAATGTTTCATCCTGTTTTTCCACTAGCTGAGAAAACTCAGTATCTACAGTTTCTGAGAATTTTTGTTTATTAAAAACTTGTCTACTAAAATTTATTGCTTGTTTACTCATCCCTCTATTACTTTAAAAGTTAAATTATCATCAAAAATCTTAGTTTCATTACCGATAGTAATTTGAACTAATACCGTATAATACCTTTCGGGTTCCAAACCATTCATATACACGTTGAAAAAACTAGAATTAGCATCTGCACTTATTTTTGTAAATTGAGAGTCAAAATCTATAAGATACTCATTAGTTTTATTATCCTTTATAGCATATAGGGATGAGCCCGAAGGTAAATAAAAGTTTTTAGTATAACCAGATGATGTTAAAAAAGTTCGTGCTGGAAATTTTTCTATAGAATTAATTTTAAATTTAGCTACTTCTTCTGGATAGTATTCTTCTTTATTATTAGTGATAGAAATAAGAGCCTCAGTAGTAGTTAACTCTGTGGTGCTAGAGGAACCCGTATTAAAAGTAGAATCATCCCATTTCACCTCTAATTGGGGTGGATATATAGTATTCGTATCCCTGGAGAAGAATTTTAATTCTGTTTGTTGATTAGTATCATTTATAAATTCTTGAGAGGCGGACTGTCTTACTATAAAACCATAATTAGTAAAAAATGAAGAAGACCAATTAGTTACTATTTGGGTAACTTCAGTGTTAATATCTAAGGTACTATAATAATCAAACGATTGGGAAATAGACATAGAGGGTGACTGACTAGCAGTATACCAGGCACCTCCTCCTTGATTTGTTGATCCCGAAAATGAACCAGTAATTCCCAATGTATTAGTACCCGTTGTCCAAGTACCACTACCTGATGTTAGTCTAGAACCCCATGAGCATCCATTTTCTACTAGGGGATCCAAAAGATATTCTCCTGACCCCATATTCCAGTTTTGCCCTACTGCATTTATTACTACAGTAGAAGTAGAAGTTAAACCCCTGGCATTAGCTGAATATACTCTTAAAAAAGATTTAGTAGCAGAACCACTAGCTATTACATCTATTACATTTAAAATTTCATCTAAATCAAATTGTATTAAGAATCTAGATGTGTGGGGGTTAGCTCCCTGCAATTGGATAGGATTTCCTGTTTTAAAATCAGTAGTTGCTTCAATAATAGAATCTAATCCCGTATTCATAGTCTGATAACCTGAGTACAAGGTAGCATCTTTAGTAGGGAATAGTTTATATATAGCCATTATTGAGAATTAATTTGGTCTAAGTAAGTATTTTCTGGTGAATATTTTTGAGTAAATAATTCAGGTGCTTTACCTGTAGTGGGGAAACGTCCCCTAATATTAGTTGAACCCAATGTTGTAGGAGGAAATTGTGTAGGATCAGCATTAGGATTAATAGGTGCATTTAAGAATTCCCCTAAATTGGGAAATAATGAATTAAATGTTGGACCGGGTTCATTATCTTCCCTTATTAAAAATTCCCGCCTTAGGGGACTAAACCCCTCCCTAGTAACTGCGGCTAGAAATGGATTTGTTTTAGTACTTTCCGTATATGTAAATCTAGGGGTGTTACGGTGTACTCTGGGAATACCTTCAACTGGGCCCCCTAATACTAATGGGTCTTCTAAATCTAAGTTTGTTCTATTAAATGAAAATTCTAAGGCCATAATTTATCTTTACAAGGGTACTACTCTCCCCCTAATATCTTCATTAGGAAATTTAACTTCAAATATCATAGGATCTATAGAAGGGTAAATTACTCTATCTATAGTTGCTCCTTCTATATCATATGCAAAACTACTATAATTTCCACCATCTTTATTAGAAATTTGTATATTTTTAACTGTTTGTACTCCTGCTATAGCATCTAATATCGGGAATAAATCAGTTAATATTATTGGCTCATTTATTTCAAAATTACCTACTCTAAAAAAGTTTTGTAGAGCATTAATACATGAGGATAAAACATCATTATTATTAAATCCAGGTCTTACTATAATTTCAAAATCTACTCCTATATTAATTATGAAGGCATCTTTGATATTTACACTATCATTTAACATTCTATATTCCGATAGATATGTTCTAAGGTTTTGTTTTAAGGTGTTTGAAGCAGTTTTTAATTTTCCCTGTAAATCCGAAGTTAAAATATATAAATCTAATATACTAGGTACTTCCCCAGGATTTATTTCCTCTACCTGAGATGGTATGGCATAAGCCTTAGTTACTGAACCAAAATCAGATGGCATAGAAAGTGCTCTCACTAAGTAATCATCCGCTGTAACAGTTCTAAGTTGTGTAGGGAATTGTCCTAGGGTATTAATTTTAATTTGTTGAATGGAATCTCCTCCCCCACCACCGTCAGCCGCAGTAGGATTAGTTACAGCAAGGGACTTAAATATTGAGGAAGCTAAAGAAGTATTAGTAATAGTATTATTTAAAAAACTAATACCTGAAGTAGAAGAAATTTTATTTATAGTTCCTGCTTCCACATTAGACTGCGCTCCTCCCCCCGTTAAATATCTTACTGTTAATGTAGTATTAGATGGGGCTATACCATAAGTATTAGTTAATGTAAAATTAAGTGGAGAAAAAGCTGTAGTTAATTTGTCCTGTTTAAAAGGTAAACCTAACCCCACATTATTAGGATTAGGAATAATTTCCTCTGTACTATCACTAGTAGTTCCCGCTCCAAACTGTAATTGTAAATTAGTAGTATTAGTGAATCTAGATACAAATCTTCTTTGAACTTGTTTAGTTTTTAGTAAAAAACCTGCATCCACATCATCACTAACGTATGATGGATTATTAGGATTAGTATTTTTTATAGGGTCAAAAACTAGATCCTGCGATAAATTATCTACTTCAAAATATTGGTTACCATCACTATCTTTTACATCCAGTATTCCTATTATTTTATTAGCAGTTATATTTCTAGTAGAAAATTTTTCTGGTTCACCAAAGTTAAAAGTAGTAGTATTAACAGTAGCTGATATAGCTTTCCTAGTTTTTTTAAGTAAATAAAAATCCACATTAGCCCCCGTTAATCTATAGACTGTAGTTTCCGTAGGGTCTATAGATGATGAAACAGAAAAATCTACAGAATCTTGTAATAAAAAACTAACTCCATTAGCGGTTTGTAATCTAGAGTTAACGGGTATTTTTAATGCATAATCATAATCCGGTTTATAAACACCACTAACAATTTTAGAAGGAATTTGTTGAAATATTTCTATATCTGCTGTTGAAGCCTGAGTTACTCTAGGTTTATAACCCAGGGTATATGCCATATTAAAAATATTATCTACTTGCCTAGCATTAGTTAAAAAAGTTTCCTGAATTTGATTATCAAGATAAAAAGAAAGGACATCCCCCACATAGGCTGCCATTTCAATAAATAATACCCCTGTAGAAGTAGGAGTAAAATCATTGAAAGTAGTAGGAAAATAGGTTTTAGAATAATCCAATAAAGACTGTCTAATACTACTAAAATCTCTATTTAAATATTTTATATCTCTAGATATTCTGGCCATTTAATTGTAAATTTATTGTATCAGTTAAACCACTACCTCTAATAGAAAAAGTTATATTTACTATAACCTGATTAAAGTCATTTCCTATAACTTGTATATCCCTAATACTTATTTCAGGAAAATATAAATCGGCAGTATTTCTAATAGCATTATCTAACGAATCTATTAAATCTTGTTCAGTTTGTTCAAAAAGAAATGATCTTAAATTAGCTCCAAAATTAGGATTTAGGGGTCTTTCACCATGATTAGTTAATAAAAAGTTAATAAAATTAAATTTAATTTGCTCCTGTGTGCTAAATGTAGTATTAAATCCACCAGCTGGACCATTAAAAGGTAAACCTATCCCTACCCCAACATTTAGTTCGGCGGGTCTGTTGCCTTCTCCATTTGGTGAAATTATTCTTGCCATTTTTAATTACCCTTTAATAAAGCACCTATTTGATCCATACTAACTTGACCTGAAGGTAATGTACCATTAGCCGAGTCCATGCTTGGATTAGGAGTAAAGGTGCCCTGAAGATTATTGGTAGTCATAGTTTGGGCAGTTTCTCCTAAAATATCCCTATATGAACTCCTAAGGTTAGATTTTACTTGGTTTTGTTGAGGAGTAAAAGTTTTATTCTCATTCAACGAAGAAGAAGATTTACCTTTTACGGCCTCTAATAATATTTCCTTTAGTTCCTCCTGTATAACTTCGCGAGTAGCTTCTTTAATAATTTCTTTAAGTCTTCCTACTTTCATTTTTCTATTAATTTATTATAAATACTAAAAATAATAATTTTATTACTCTTTTTTACGTTTTCTGTTTTTTCTTCTTTCCCGAGCTTCTTTTTTTCTATCCTTTCTATCTTGTCTTTTATCCTGTCTAGCCTCTTTTCTAGTTAATTCACCCGATTTTCTTTGGTCCCTTCTTTCTTTTCTATCCTTTTTACGATCTTTTCGTTTTTCTTTTCTAATTTCTTTTTTAGTAAATCTTTCTTCAGGGGTAAGATCTTCTATACTTATTTCGTCTATTATTTCATTTATATTAACTTCATCTACTTCTACATTTATGTCAAGAGGATCTACTAAATCTTCATTTATAGTTTCAGGTATTTCTGGTATTTCTTCAAGAGTAGGGTTAGAAATAAAGGTTAAATTATAATTATCTATTTTAAATTCTATTTCGCTTATTAATACATTTGGGGTAGTTACAAATGAGTAATCCGTAGCTAATTTTTGACCAGGAAATTCTTTATTAGTGGCTACTATTCTTTTTTTGGGAATTGAAGAATCATCATTTAAAAATTGAACTTCAAGTTTGAAATCTTTATATTCTATGGGATTATTAGAATTGGGCTGAAGTCTACTAAGTAAATCTTCATTAGTAGAAGTATTTTCTTCTTTAGATGATGAATCTCCTAAATCATTTAATAAGCCCTCAAATCTTTCATCTATTTGGGATGTATCTTCTTCTGGTTGGACTATAGTTAGAATAAATTTAATAATATCTAAAAATGATTCTATAATATCTTTTAATCTAATAACAATATCCAGTACATCATCTATTTTTTCTCTAATATCAGCTGCACTATCTTCTATTAATAAACTACCTCCTTGCACTCTTCGAGCTATTATAGATAGTGTGTCCAGAGTATCAGATAAAGTAGTAATAATATTTAAAGGTAATCCTACTCCTATAGGAGCACCCGTAGGTATAGGTAATCTTTTTATTGTGTTTTGAGCAACGTTTATAGTAGTAGAAGCTGTATTTAAAATTTGACCAGTACTAGATAATTGCTGTAAGATTTTTTTAGTATTATTTAGTAAATCCTCTAAGGATATTATTCCCTCTAAAGAGGAAGATAGTGTTTGTTCAAACTCACTTATATTATTTCGAATGGATTCCTTTTGATCATCAGAAAGATTAGCTTCTTCGGCAATACGTTTTTGTGTTTCTTCATCTTGTAATGGAGAAGTATCAGGTGGATTTCCATTAGCTATATCATTTACATCTAATTCAATAGGGATTTCAAATGGTATTTTATTAATAGCTAAATCTACTCCTTTTTGGGCTACATTAGTTAACTGTTTTTCAGCAAAACTAGATATTTTGCCAACGTTATCCCTTGCGGTTTTTAGTAACAATAATGTAAATTTATTAAAACTCATTATTTAGTAAATGTTGTTTTAGATTTATAGTTTTCTATATTGTTAATTATTTTTTGTGCAGAATTTTTTACTTGTGCACCTAGTGGGGGTAACCCTGCATTCACCACATAAGGTTGACCACTACCTATAGGAGTAGTTTCTATTGCTGAACCTAATGTAATAAGAGAGTTAGCTAATTCCTGTAAATCTTCTAAAAATGTGTCACCTAATACTAAGGGTTCTACTATATCTAAGTCCGTACTTCCTAGTAATATATCAGATTCTTCCCCTACTACCACGACCATACCTTCTTGTGCATCAATATTTACTGTTTCTAGGGCATTTAAACTTATGGAATCAGCTGAGGATAGTAAAATACTATCTTTTTTAGAATTGAATAATAATCTTCCTGAATTTAAAATTATTTGTTCCTCTCTATATGATGGGGCAGATATAGGTTCTAAACCTTTAATAAATGAATTATAATTTTTAGCAGCTATATTTATTGGGATAGCTTGTGTAGATGTTAAATAAATACTGGATTTATCAAAATTTATACTTTCAATTTGAGGTATCCAAGGATCTAACCCATCATCATGTTGGTCATTTCTCAAAATAGTTATAGGATCCCCATTAATCCCCAAACTAGACCAGGGATTATTAATGGATGAATTATTTACTGTGGAACCAAATCTTAAACTTTGACCCCATCTACCTTCATGTATTATATCCCCCTCAAATGATTGAAGTGGTTTAATATTAGACCTTTCTACAAAAGTATTCCCTAAGTTAATTTCAGTACCTCCATCTTTTACTCTTCTTACTACACCCGCCTGTGATAACTCATAATCTCTTTTTTGGTATTCAGGTATATCACCACCAGTAAAACCATTAGGTATAGCATTATGATGATTACTATTCCAAATATTAAGAGGAGGAAAATAATAAAAAGAAATACCTTGGGTATCGGATTCTACTGTAGAATTAGGTAAAGCATAAATATAAATTATCTCATTTATTAATGGAAAACTTTTGAAATATGGATTAATAGGTAAAGCAAATAATCCCTCTTCAATATCATTAGGAGTAGAAGATCCTATTCTTTTAAAAAAAACTCCTCCTATGGAATTCCATTGTCCCTTTGATTGGAATAGTTGGTTATTATCAGTATCATTTAGAATTATAGAAAGAACCCTAGCAGGGAAAATTTGAAGTTCCCCTATTTTACCCTCTCTACCCCTTCTGGAGTTTACTAAACCTACTATTTCCTTAGGCATATTATTCTTTTAATTCTGGGAATGCACCTTGTAATCCCTCTAGTAATTGATTTTTTTCCTCCTCGGATAAACCCAATTCATCCCCACCTCCGGTAGCCTGTAAAGTTCTTTGTACTATACCAGCCATCTTAATAAGTTGTTCATTGTTCTTAACACTTATTTCTAGATATTCTTTAATTAATGGAACTATTAAGGTAGCATCTCCTATTTCCTGTACAAGTGGCTTTAATTCCTTTATTAAAGCTGTTACTTGGGTATTTTTTTCCTGTTGTAACTCATATATTTCTTCCAAGAGATCGGAAAATTTTTTATCTTTGAAAATAATAGAATCTAATAATCCCATTTTTTCTTATAAATATATAAGAAACAGAATATTATTGAAACCCACCTAATTTATTAAACTGACCATATTTTTCTTCAAAAATTGAATATAATACTTTAGCATTTTTAGTTATTTGGGGTGTTTTAACATCCATCATTTCCCTTATGTAGATGTAAAGGGCTTTTTTGTTGAAAATATCTATATTATCTCTTTTTCTAAATAATTCCAAAATACAATCCGCAACTTTAGCATCCTCTTGTTTTGGAAAAAATTCATTTAAATTATCCATACAATAATTAATGTAATAATCCATAAATAGAGATAATCTGTCTTTTTCAGTAAATTTAGCAAAAGTTAAATCACCCCATTCAAATTCCTCTTCATATGATAATTGTGGTAAAGACTGAATTGAATTACTATTTTCATTATTATTAAAATCCTCACTAGTGCTAAGTGATAAATTACTTATAAGTTTTTTATAATTTTTTTCATTATAAACAATAAGATATCTTTTAACTATAGTACCAAAGTAAGAATAAGCTTTAGCACCTTTAGAAGGATCAAATAAATGAATTTTAGATAAAAGGAAGGTAATTATTTCATGTTGTAAATCCTCTAAATCCTCTACATCAGTATTATAAAATTTAAAGGTATGTATTATGTTTTCGGTTAACTTATAAAAGGGCCAATGTATATAGCCCTCATAAATGTCACTTCTTTCCTTAAAGTTAGTACTTTTATTATATCTAACTATTGCATCTTCCGTATCTTTAGTAAAATATCTTCTTTTTTGTTTTTGTGCTTTATGTTTTGCTATTATCCGGTCCATTTTCCTCCAGGTTTTTAATATTAAATTCATTAAGAATTTTTTGTAATTCCATAACCTGGTTAAAGAAAAAACCTATTTCGTCATCCGACTTAAAAGAACCTTTATGATCTAACTTTTTTAATTTTTCATCTGTTAATTCTATAACTTGAGAAAACCTTTCCAAATAACCTAAATAACCTAAAATAATATCTTCAGCTATTTCATTTTTACGTAATAGATTACGTGTAGCATATCCTAAGACACCACATAGTAGTGTTAATAAAGTAATTATAATCCAAACCATTATAAATTATCTAACATGTTTTTTAATCCCGAACTACTAACTGATGATAAAGCTTTTTTCTTCGCACTAGTAGTGGATTTCTTAGTAATAGTAGGGGTAGGGGATTTAAATTTAGGTAACCATTCCCTTTCAAATTCTATTCTAGCAGCTAATAAATCAGCCTGGTGTAAAATATAAGGTAAGCTAGTACGTGGTTTTTGTTCTGGCATAAATACTTTTAAATATTTAGCGTTAGCATCATCATATAATCCATCATGAGTCTGAATAGCTACCATTTCATTAAATGTATAAGTACTACCATGGGATTGTAACATAAATAAACTTCTATCAGGTACAGACGAAAATGGTACTTCCTTATTAAACATATATTCTTCCCCTAATTTTTCACGTCTCCATTTGTCAGTCTGGGGAATATATGAAGCATTATTTTCGTCACCCATTTTACCTAAATCATGATTAATAGCTGAAAATACTAATTCTTCAATAGTAAATGTAGATCTATCCATTTCAAATTCACACCACACATCATAAATTTTAAGTGATGCAGCAACTACACGATTTACATGTTCTACGTAACCGCCTGGGAATGAGTTATGGTATTCCTTTTTATGGGCTGCTGGCATGAGAGATATTCTTTCCCCATATTTTGTATAAAAATCTAATAATTTTCGTTTACGTTCCCCTGTAATATATTTTTGTATATTATCTAAAAATTCAATCCAATTAGACTGAATTTGTTCTGCTGTTAATTTCATTAAAACCTATTAATTTCGTTTCCTGATAATGGTTCTCGTTCTATTTGGGTAAGAATATCTTCTATTCGTTCATCCATTTCTCCCAATTCTTTCTTAACAGTAGATGGGGATTCGTTACTTGATACCATTGATTTAACTCTTCCAATCATTGACTGTAGAGTAGTTAATTGTTGTATAAAATAATTTCTATTTCTCATATGTTAATTTTTAACATTCTAACGAATGTGTTCTGAAGGTACGAAATTTCCTTGGGGGAATCACGTTTTTTGTGGAGAGTTTTCACAAAAGTCTAAAATACTTTTAAGAGTTAAGCACTTTTCATATTCTTCATAATTTTCAAAATATAAAATAGATTTACTTAGACTATCTATTAGTAATTTATTATTAAATCTAATTAAGGTTTCTGTATGTTCTAAATTTTTTAAATCAATATTACTTATGTAATTATAGGCTCTGGTATAAGCCATCATTTTATAAGCCTCTTCCATTTCTTCTAAATCAAAATCAGATTTATCTAAAATATTAATTATAAACTTTTGACTAAAATTACTACAATTAGAAATTAATTTTCTAAACATTCCCACCCAGTATACTGGAGTTGAAGTAAAGTCATTATATGAAGTTACTTCTATGGGACTTCCATCTAATTCTTCATTGTTAGAAAATAATGAAAATATTTTAGAGATATCAAGCATATTATATATTAAGAATGTAAGGCAGCTAACTCACCTTCTATACCAGCTATTTCAGCACATAACTTAGCATATTCCTGTTCTATATTAATTTTTTTTGGATTATCAGGATGATATTTCCATAAATCATCCTTCATATTGGCTAAGTCCGCTAATTTATTTAATAAATAAAGATGTTCTTTTACTTCTGTAGACATGATTTATTATTAAAAAGATATTGTAAAATTTCCTGTGCCTTTTAACTTAATACTTCCTCCCTCTGAAGTATCAGTAGGGGTAAATATTACTGAGGAATCACCTGGAGGTACCACAATACCAAATTTAAAATTATTTTCAACAATCCCCCTTTTGGGTATTCCCGTAAGACTACTAAAGGTTCCTGCTGTAAAACTCGTAATACCCATATTATAAGAGCCATCGGGATTTTTATTAGTATTTTGTTCTACAAAAAAATAAGATGAACTACTTGGGTTGGTAAATGTAAAAGTTTTTGCTTCGCCCAATGAGGTGATATCTTCTCCTGCTCTTAATTCTCCTGGGGTTAATGTGGGCATGTTTTTTTTTATAAATATAGAAAAATACCCCCAATATAGGGGGTATTAATCTAATTAAATAATTAACTTACGTACTCAAGGGCCATATTGAATAACTCTTGGTTAACTTTTTGATTTTGAGCGAAGTTCTTAATTTTACGAACTTTACGGGTTTTAACTCCGTAATTATACTCAAACATTCCGTGAATTACTTTTTCTTGAAGTAAATTAACTTCT